ACCAAAATGGCTGTCTTGAGGAAACCTCTTATCGTGGTGGTACCATATCTGTCAGAGACGATCGCTACGGCGATATCTCTGAGCTAAGATTAGGCGCGGCCAAGACGAAAGGAAAACTCAGGGTAGTCACGATGCAGAGCGCGCGTGTCAAGAGGGTACTAGCCCCTGTTCACGAAGCGCTTTACGATCATTTGACCTCTTTTGGTTGGTGCGTAAGGGGGGACGTTAAGAAGCAAGATTTTCAGTCGATTGTCGACGACCGCAAGTCCGGAGAGTCCTTTATCTCTGGCGACTATACGGCTGCCACTGACAACGTTTTGCCTTGGGTAACTGAGGCTATTACGAGTGTGTTGGCTGAAAGTCCTGATCTTACTGAGGAAGAGAGAGGCATAATGTTGGCAGCAGTCGGGGACCTTCATTTGTGGTCTAAAAGCCGCAAGACACTTTATAAGTTGACTAGAAAGCAGATGATGGGGAATCTCATGAGTTTTCCCATCTTGTGTCTTATCAACAAGGTTTCTTACGACATCTGCTGCGACATAAGCTTCGGTTCTGGCGTTAGGAGGGTAGGCCGTTTCAACGGCGATGACTGCATGTTCAATGGTGACCGTAAATTCTTCTCGCTTTGGGAAGAAGTCACTTCTACCTTTGGACTCGTAGTTAATCGCCAGAAGACTGGCTTTTCAGACACGTGGCTCGACCTGAATAGTCAGCCTTTCCATGTGCCCTCCGGTCGCCTCGTTCCGAGGCATTGTCTCTCTTTTCTCCGTCCTTTCCGTAATGACTGTGTGGACCTACTCGGTGAAGTATGGAAGGGTGTGAAGGGTATGAAGCATAGCGTACGCCAGTATGCTATCTCTGTACTTGCTAGACACGAGATTGTCCTTAGGGACTTTTGCGTGGCCAACATACCTAGATATGTCTTTACCGGGTTGATGAAAAAGTCCTGGTTTAGAAGGTGGAGAGGATCTGATCCTGTTCCGCCCATCACTACCGGGGTTTCTCGGTCCTGCGAAGTCGTGGTGGCGGATCCTCCTAGAGAGGATCTTTTCTCCATCGTCGACCAGGCGCACGCAGAGTCAGAACGAGAGAGGGTGCTTAGATGGTCTGGGGTTACACTTGAGTTTTTGGCGCGTCCTGTATGGGATTTGTCAAATTCTTTCGATGTTACTCCAGGTCCATTCACGAAGACCCTCAGACGTAAATCGCGTCCTCCCCTCCCCCCCCTCATCTCACCGAAACGTAGTGCAAAGAAATTCGTTAGAGTCGTTCGTTGGCAGTATTCTTGGTCCAAACCTGTTCTTGACTGGTTTGAAAGGGAGTTCGGTCAGAATGGCTTTACGAAATACTCGAAGTGGGGCCCTGATCATCCAAGGATGGTCCCTCATGTTGAGTGCAAGAACTACGTACCGTTGAGGTTCATTGTTCCCGTTCCTCCGTCATTGATGCCACCGGGCCCCTACGGGCTTTAATGGTGTTGATCAGCGGGCTTTCATTAGTGTGCCATGGTTGTTGTGGTTGGCGACCGGAGGGGACGGTATACGCCCCGGTTCCGTGCTCCGAGCGAGGAGTGCGGCTAAGTTCCAAAACACCGAACTACCCGAGTCATAGGGGATCTCTCCTGCGCAATGATATGCACAAACAACACCTGCGATTGCGGGTGGTGCATGCGGCCTATAACAAGGCAGCGGGACCTCACCTAGGCGGAGGAGACGAGGGTCGATATGGAAGCCGGACCAGCTGAACGAAACTAACCGGAAAACAGTTTCTG